AGAAAAATTAGATGCCGTAATAATGCCCGTAGTATTAACACTTGCAGTTGTGGTAAGACCGGGAGCATATAATAAGGTAACTGTTGCAATTCCTCCGGAGATTTCAAGGTCAAAATTATTATCAAAATTAATAGTTCCGGCAGTTCCTACAGGACTACTATCATTTTGAAGTGATATTCCACCACTACCGGCAGCAACAATGCCACTTAATCCAGAACCATCACCAACAAACTTTGTTGCCGTCACAATACCACTAGTGTTAATATCTGCAGTAGTTGAAATTCCTAGTGTTAGAGTAGAAATACCAGAAACATTGGCATAAGTTGCTATACCAGAAGTATTAGCATAAGTTGCTATACCAGAAGTATTAGCATAAGTTGCTATACCAGAAACAGTTGCTATACCAGAAACATTAGCATAAGTTGCTATACCAGAAACATTAGCATAAGTTGCTATACCTGCTCTGGTAGAATAAGTTGCTATACCTGATATAGATGCATATCCAGATGTTACTGAGGTTGTTGCAGTTCCTGATAGATTTCCAGCAAAATTAGATGCTGTAACTATACCAGAAACTAATGCATTACCTCTAACATCTAGATTTGTCCCTGGTAATGTAGTTCCAATACCAAAATTACCGTTCAAGTAATTGTTAGAGGTGTCTAAGTCATTTAATCGAAGTCTTCTGGAAAGAATTGATGCTCTTTCTGGGAATTCTTCTGTAGGGGGAGTAAAATTGCTAGTATATCTACCTACACCTTTTGTTACGCGAAACTCATCCAAATACCCCCTTAATTCTGCAGCATTATTAAACCCTCTTCCTATTATTGGTCTATTCGTTGAAGAACCTGTGAATGAAGTACTATTTGAAGCAGATGCTTGTTCTACACCATTTAAGAATAAACGTAAAGTTCCTGAATTACGACTTACTGCAACGTGATACCAAAGACCAGTGCTTACAGAAGCTTGAAGTAAAAATGAAAAACTATAGAAAAGAAAGATTTTTCCTGCACTTGGTTCGTTTAGTCCAATTGCAAAATGATTAGAACCTCGCGCATCATAGATTATTTGGGTTCCTCCAGAACTATCAGACCAATAAAACCAAAATTCTACAGTAAAATCTCCAGGAAAATCAAAATCAGTTCCAGAATTAGAAACTTCAGTATATGATCCAGAAGTGCCTGGAAAATAGATAGATGATCCACCAAATTTACTTTGGGTATTACTAAGTGCAACGCTACCGAATCGATTTATTGTTTTTGGATTAGGTCTAGAATCAAGTATTGAAGTACTACTATTGCTACCATCCCCGTGCAGCAACAAAGATACATTATTATAATAAATGTCTGACGGAAATGTTAGATTATATCTTGATGATGCTGACCCAACAAAACCATATGCAGTTATAATACCACTGGTGTTAATATCTGCAGTAGTTGAAATTCCTAGTGTTAGAGTAGAAATACCAGAAACATTAGCATAAGTTGCTATACCTGAAGTATTTGCATAACCTGCACCAGCAATAAAGGATGATACGTCAATACCGGCAGCATATAGTTTAGTAGCACTTACAATTCCAGCATTACCATCAATAGTAACAGACGATGATACTCCGACTGTTAAGATACCAGAAATTCTTGCGTTCCCGACAACATCTAATTTACTTTTGGGACTTGTAGTTCCTATGCCAGTATTATCGGCAACCGCATCTACAAAGATGTTGTTCTTAGAAGTTAGATTTGCGGATTGACGACTTTTGCCTATGAATAGAATCTGACTCGAAACAATTTCAAGTAAGTCATCTGCCGATGCAGTTTCACTTAAAGTAATTGATGTTCCGTTAGATGCTACGTATTCAGATTCATTAAGACGAATACCATTTAGGAATACATCAATACTTCCAACAACATATTCACTTAAGAATATTGATTGCCCCTCAGTTGCAATAAATGATGTTGCATTTCTAGAAATTCCTGTGGGTATTGATGATGGAGTTGTAACTGTAACAATACCTGCCGAAGCAGGACTTACATTTAGATATCTTCCAAAGTTGATTGTAACTGCAACACCAACATTAATATCATCCTTTCTAATACTAATACCAGTCGATGATGATGGAATAACTCCGGTAAGTAATGAACCATCACCAACGAACTTAAATGCCGTTACAATTCCAGTAGATACAAGTTCTGTTACTGTAACATCTCCAAGGGTTGATATTCCAGTTACGTGTAAAGTAGTAACATCTGCAATACCACCGATTACACTTGTCGATATTCCAGAGGTATTTGAATATGTGGAGAATCCTGAATTATTTGCATAAGTGGCAATACCAGCAGTTTGAGCATAAGTTGCTATACCAGCAGTCTGGGCATAGGTTGCTATACCTGCTACCTGAGCATAAGTGGCAATACCCGTTACTTCAGAATAAGTGGCAATACCAGCAAGTGGTGCATAAGTGGCAATGCCAGATGTTATAGAATAAGTTGATATACCTGCTACCTGAGCATATGTTGCTATACCTGCTACCTGAGCATAAGTGGCAATACCTGCTACCTGAGCATAAGTTGCTATGCCAGCAGTTTGTGCATAAGTGGCAATACCGGCAAATGAGGCATATGTAGCAATTCCAGCTGCTGCAGAATAAGTTGCAATACCGGCAGAGATACCACTTAATTGACTTCCATCACCAATAAATCTAGTTGCAGTTACTACACCAGTAAAGTACCCATCACCAATTACATAAAGTCTTGAAGTTGGTAGTGTTGTTCCGATACCAACATTACCACCACTCTCACCAAGAGAAATTGTCCCATTTGAATTGGCTTCAATAATTGGAACGCCAACTATATTATTAATTCCAAAAATAGTTCCGGTTAAATTATTTGAAACTGAAAGTAATTGACCAGATGAACCCTCAAAACTCAGTGCCCCACCATCTTGCTCGTATGCCTTAATTTTAATATGTTGAGTTGTCGATGTTCCACCAGAAACAACAACCTCACCATTTACGTGCAAATCATAAAGTGGTCTAGTGGTTCCTATACCAACCTTAGATAGAGTATGAATTCCTACTGAGGTTGTAATCCACTGAGTCGATACGCCAATAACACCAGTAAGACCCGAACCAACACCAACAAAATTAGATGCCGTGATAATACCGGCAGAAATTTGAGATGCCGTTACAACTCCAAGTGTTGTAATTCCGGATACGTTTAATCTAGTAACAGATGCAATCCCACCGATTACATTTGTTGATATTCCTGATAGTTCAGAATAAGATGATATTCCAGAAGAATTTGAATAATTAGAAAAATCGGAGTATCCAGAAACAGTTGATACTCCAGAAACTTCGGCATAAGTTGCTATACCGGCAAGATTCGAATATGTGGAGAATCCAGAATTATTGGCATATGTCGCTACACCAGCATTATTTGCATATGTTGCAATACCTGATAGTGAAGAATATGTAGATATTCCAGAATACTCAGAGTAAGTTGCGACTCCAGCATTAACAGCATAAGTTGCAATCCCAGCAACTTCAGAGTATGTTGAAATTCCAGAAACTTCGGCATAAGTGGCAATACCAGAAGAAACAGAATAAGAAGATATTCCAGAATACTCAGAGTAAGTTGCGACTCCTGCATTGACTGCATAGGTTGCAATACCTGCAATTTGTGAGTATGTGGCAATCCCTGCTACCGGTGCATAAACTGTGGTAATTGTAAGAATGCCAGCAGAAACTGGACTTACATCTATACCTTGCCCAAAGTTTAGTATTGACGTAACACCAACGTTGATATTATTATTGGTGACAACAATACCTTGCCCTGTTGCAAGAATTCCGGTTAATTGACTACCATCACCAACAAAGTTCGATGCTGTTATAATTCCGGTGAAATATGAATTTCCAACGACAGAAAAACTGGTAAGCAACTCTGTGCTAGATTCAATACCAACTCTTAAATATGGTTCTCTGCCGCTTAGAAACTTTGCCATCTTAGTTGAGTGTCTCTAAAATACTTCCAATGAATTTAAGATTAGTTGTGGTACTAGTTCCGGAAAGCACAAGACCATCTCCCGGTTCTAAAACTAATTTTCCTGATAATAAATTCACAGTATCATTTGCCGGAATAGCAAAATTTTTCAATATTTCTGTAGTTACGGCAATACCAGCAATTCTTCTTTGATGTGAGAAAGAAATCTGGTGTGTTTGAGTATCAATATTCGCAACCTGTGCCAATAGAACAACTCCAGTATATCCAACAGGAGCCGTATAGATTCCTACTGGATTTGTTGTTGCTACTTTTGTAACTGTTTTGAATACGTTAAGTGCTAATGCCATATTATCCTCCTAGTGCTAAAATGAATGGCGTCATTGTTGAAAACAAGCTCTTGGAGTAGAATGTTCCAGAAATTGTTCCTGTTTGTTGATTAATCACTACACCATCACCAATTCTAAAATTACCAGATTGGTCGGTGCTTGTGAATACCACCAGACCACCATTCTTCATAACAGTTTCATTATCCTGAATTGCAACTCCACCAGTTGATGGTAGGGCTTTTGAAATCTCAGTTCCAGACCCAATGTATTCAAGAGAATGTCCTGATGCGAGTAATCTACTTTGTTTAACGAATGGAACTGCCGTGCCAACTCCAACAGAATAAGGAACATTATCGGAAACTGTGATTGTACAAATACCAGAAGAAATTGGGGTGCAAGAGTTAATAATATAATATGTTGGAGTCAGTTCCACAGAAACGACTGCCGTATTTATGCCAATATTAGGAGATGCTATCGTAATTCTTGGAGGAATTCTGTATCCTCTTCCATTTGAAATAATTTCGACGCTAGTTAGAGAACCATCTACAGCCTGAGCAACTGCAGAAGCAGGAATTCCCCAGTCAGTTTCGGGTTCTTCAATAATCAAATCAACATTATTCAAATATCCAGTTCCGCCTGCAGAAACAGTTATTTTCCCAATACTATAAAACAATTCACCAAAATAAACTGCCTGTCCATCATATGGGCGAATTACACTCACATTCACATTACCACCACCAACATAGGTATGCGGCAAAGTAGATGCTCCTACACTTGCACTGAATGTTGTGCTTGCCAATGATACCGAAGGAAGACCGGTAAGAGTTCCCAACCCAACATAGGTTGTAAGAATTCCTACGAGGGTATCAATAGTATTCTTGACGTTTGAACAAGAATTCTCATTCTGATTCGAACCTGTGAGAGGGTCTATTTGTAGTGTTAAGTCCTGGGCATTCAGTAGATTATTAATTGCTTTTTTCGAATAATCTCGAACTGCGTGGAAGGCAGTAATTGACTCGGTCACTTCACCAACTAAACCATTAGAAATTGGATTTCCATTAATATCAAAATATGATTTGGTTGCGGCAATAATATTTTTATTTGTAAATCCTTCCAAATCATCTGCAATTGCATCAACTACATATCCAATATCTCGGCGGCATTTACTTTGACCTGTTATGAATATTCCTGGATTTATGTTAATTGAATTTAGTATTGTCAAACTACCAGAACTAATTGCCTGAGTGGTAATGCCAACTAGAGTATTAATCGCACTCTGAACATTTGCACAAGAAGCAGGATCTATATTACTTCCAGTAATTGGATCTGCCGTAAGAGTTAAATCCTTCCTATTCAATTGATTTGTGATTGCCTTTTTAGCATATTCTCGTGCAGAAGCAAATGCATAAACAGACTCTGATTCTTCACCCAAAAGAGCAGTTGTAGCAGATCCAACATTATCAAAATAAAACTTAGTAAATGCAATGGAATATGAATTTCCGCCAGTAAAGATATCAGTAGAAACGGCATCAACAAAATATCCCAAATCTCTTGCACATTTGTTTGTTGTTGAAATACCAAGATTTTCACTGAATGTTGATAAAGATCCTGTTGTTCCAAGACCAATTACTGTGGTCACAATACCAACAAGATTATCAATATTTGATTGAACATCGGCACAGGAATTTTCATTTCCAGATTGTAAAACAAGTAAGGAAGTTCCTATTCCGCCATAAGATGCTGGTCCAGAACTAATTCCAAGATTTTTGAAATTCAATTGATTTGTAACAGCCTTTTTCATCAAATCTCTGGATGCATTAAAGGCAGTTACGGATTCTACAGTTTCTCCAACTAACCCATTAGAAATTGGATTTCCTGAGGCATCGAAGTACTGTAGGGTGAAATCTCTAGAATACTTATTACCACCAGTTCCAAAATTAACAGATGGAAGTGATATTAGGTTACCGGCACCAATTACTGTAGTCACAATACCAACAAGATTATCAATATTTGATTGGACATCAGAGCAAGAATTTGGACTTGTATTAAATCCTGTTATTGGATCAGCAGTAATTGTTAAATCACTATATGCTGCACCAACAAGAGTATTTGTAATCGCATCTTTCATCAACTCTCTTGCTTCAACAAATGCATAATTTGATGCAACCTCTTCACCCTGAAGACCATTTGTGATCGGATTCCCGGCACCATCAAAATATTGTAATGTGAATTGACGAGAATAATTATTTCCTCCAGTTAAAACATCTGTTGAAATTGCATCTACAAAAAATCCCAAATCTCTTTTACATTTTGCCTCAGAGGTTGCAATTCCTGGATACACATTATATGCATTTGTCCAGGCAATACTAACGATTACATCTTTATTTTTTTGGATTAATCTGTAAGAATCAAAATATATTGATCTTGGATTCGTTTGAAAATCTCCTGGAAAATAAAAGTCTGAGTGTGCAATTGCAACAGAACCCAAAGATTTATCAACAATTTCCTGTTTGTTGATTTGAATTAATCCTGAAGAATCATAATATCTCGACCTAGCATTAGTTTCTGGTTCATCAGGAAAATAAAAATCTGATGGAAATCCAACAGCAATTGATGCAAGTGATTTATCTACAATTTCTTGCTTGTTCTGTTGGATTAATCTATATGAATCATAGAATCTAGAATATTGTGTTGTCTGAGGGTCGCCAGGAAAATAAAAATCAGGATGATTTAGAGCAATTGCCGCAAGTGATTTATCTTGTATTTCTGTTCTATTTGCACGAATTGAGTTTGCCGCATCGACATATCTACCAGGAGCAACAGTTCTTACCTCAAATTTATATCCATAATTTCCGGTTGGGTATGTTAATATTCCTGGTCCAGATGGGCAAGTGAATCCCAATCCAACAATAGAAACACCCATTCCCACATTAAAATTATGTGGTTGACTTGTTGTAATGGTTACAATTCCACTTGCATTATCGTAGAGTGCCGTAACAACTCCTAAAGATGGAGTATTTAAGTCAACAGTAAATACATCGGAATTTGGTTCTGCTTCTTCTAAGACTGATCCAGTAAATTTGAGAGGACTTACTCCATCAGCAATGAGAGCATAATCTCCAAAGGATGAGTTAGAGTTTGTTAAATCACAGGCTCCACCCGAACCACAATATACTGCAGTCTCATTGCATATGGTGAATAATGAAACTAACTGGGCATATCCTTCATTCGTAATTGAAACTCCAATACCACCTTGATTGTATTGAGTATAGGAGTCCAAGACCATACTCTTAGTTGGTCCGATTGAAAGTTTTCCATCGACTTTCAATCCAATACTATCTGGTATAAAGTTGGTGCAGTTTTGAATGTATGGTGACTGGGCATTATATCTTGCTGCCGCAGGGTCAAAGGAAAAGATTGCTCCTGGATTTGGTGCCCCAATAAAAGACATCTCTGCAATATAATTTCCTTCACCCACATAAAACAAATCTCCCTGATTCTGAGGAGTGACTGTAACTTCACGAAGACTATCTCCAACTACACTGACTTGATTCGGCAGGGTAATTGGATTATCTTCTACATAAGTTCCAGCACTAACCTTAATAACAGTTCCCTCTGCTGAAGCTGCAACTGCTCCTTTGATAGTTGCCTTTGCTTCTCCAAGGGTTCTTCCGTCGTTTGAGTCGTTTCCGTTTTTTGTGACATATAAAAGATTGGTGAGTGATGGGAAACCATTAATTGATACTGTAGATATCCCACTAGATACTGGAGATACATCTACACCAACACCAGTAAAATTTACGGTTTTGGCAAATCCTACGATATTACCGTCTTCTCTGAGTGAAACTCCAGAGATTTTTTGAATTGTTTCAGTAGTTACATTATCAAGAGAAAGAATATTTTGCAGCTCTTTTCCAGAACTTACAACTTGCGAATTACCGATGCTTACGGAAGTTGCAGTTACAATACCAGCATTAACAATATTCCTACTATCATCTATGATAGTAGAACCTATGATTTTAATTGCCATTTACCGTCTTCGTGTTTCCACTGGGTAATTTGAACTATTTAGTAGATTCATAACAACCTCTTTTTCAATATGTCAATTTCTTTTTGTTGTTCCTTAACACATTCAATTAGTAATCCTATCAATCCATTATAATTCACAGTCTTAGTATCATCACCGTGGACCAATTCAGGAAGAACTTTCTCAATTTCTTGTGCAATAACACCAGCAGATGCCCTATTTCCGTCCTTCCAATCAAAGGTAACGCCACGAATTTGCATTACCGTTGAAATTGGGTCCGGAATGTTTTTAATATTAGTCTTTAGTTTTTGGTCAGATAAAGAATCATAGTCGGTTGAAGTTATAACACCCGTTACATAGATATCACCAAGAACAGTAAGTTTCGATGTTGGATTTGTGGTTCCGACACCAACATTTCTGAGTTACTGTTGTAACTCCAAGGGTTGTGATTCCCGTAACATTTAATCTTGTTAGAGATGCATATCCACCACTTACATTTGTTGATATGCCTGCGAGTTCGGCATAAGTAGATACTCCCGACCGTGTGGCATAAGTTGCAATACCAGCAAATGAGGCATAGGTGGCAACACCGGCAACGTTTGCATATTGTGATGTGCTAGAAATTCCGGCACTGATGCCAGTTAATTTACTACCATCCCCAAAGAAAGTAGTGGCACTGACAATACCGGCAGTTACAACTCCAGTAATGATTGCATTACCATCAACATATAACTTAGACGTTGGATTCGTGGTTCCAATTCCAACACTAGAGAATGTATGAATTCCTACTGGTGTTGTAATCCATTGAGTACCAATACCAGTAGAGGCATTGATAGTTGCATATCCGGAACTAAAGGTAACAGAAAGATTATCAGCAAAGTCCAAGCTGGCAGCAGTACCAACCTGAGTTCCAGAATCCCATACGCTCACTCCAGAAGCGGCAACAAGACCTGTTAGACCAGAACCATCACCGTAGAAGGTAGTGGCAGTTACAACGCCCGTAAAGAGACCGTCACCATCGACAGTGAGTTTAGATGTTGGGTTAGTGGTTCCGATACCGACATTTGGAAGAGTATGAATACCGGCAGAAGTTGCAACCCATTTTGAAGCAATGATTCCGGTTAATTCCGAACCATCACCATAATATTTTACTGCGGTTACAATTCCGAGTGTGCTGATTCCCGTTACATTTAATTGAGTTACCGATGCAATTCCACCGATTACACTTGTTGCAATTCCAGATAGTGTGGAAATTCCAGAGACTTTTGAATATTCAGAATAACTAGCAATTCCTACAGTAATACCAGAGAGTTTGCTACCATCACCATAGAATGTTGTGGCAGTGACAACACCTGCCGTAATGACACCAACACTGCTAATATTACTAACATTAAGATTTCCTAATGTGGAAATGCCAGTAACATTCAGTGAAATTACACTTGCGGTGCCTCCACTTACACTTGTCGATACGCCCGAAACCTGAGCATAAGTTGATACACCTGACCTTGTAGCATAAGTTGCTATGCCTGCTGTTCTTGCATATCCAACATCACCATAGAATGCCGATGCAGTTACAACACCAGTGATAAAGGCATCTCCATAAACAGTAAGAGTTGAAGATGCTGAGGTAGTTCCAATACCAATACTTCCGGTTGTTACGATACCAGTTCCACCAGTTTCCCAGAAGTTGGTGGTTGTTATTGTAGTAATACCAGATACGATTGGTGTTAAACTAATATTTTCACCAAAATTAAGAATGGCGGCATTTCCAATATAAACATCATCATCACTAACCTGAACTCCAGAACCAGCAGCAATAATCCCGGTTAATTTACTACCATCTCCAAAGAATTGAGTTGCCGTAACAATACCAGCAGTTACAACTCCAGTAATACTTACGTCGCCACCAACAAATAATTGAGTAGAAGTAACAAATCCAAGAGTGCTGGCACCAGAAACTTGAATCTGAGTTCCAGTGATTCCCCCAGTTACAAGTCTTCTAGATGTAACAACTCCGGCAACATCTACATCACCACCAACAACAAGTCTTGAATTTGGATTTGTTGTGCCAATACCAACGTTTAATCTTTCATTACCTACTAACCAGTACTCATTAAATCCTAGAGAGTTAATACCAATTGCAAGAGTCTTACTTCTCTCAACTACAGGGAAATCGAAGTATGCAGAACCTTGTCCACTACCAATCAGAACCTTGTATGAAGAATTCTGAGAACATCCAATGAAAGAACCGAAGTAGGTGTTATTACAACCGGCAAGATTATTAATACCGGCATAGAATCCGAAGAAACTATTTGTTCTTCCTGAGGTATTGCAAAGACCTGCCGCTCTACCAAAGAAACTGTTTCTGAATCCAGTAGTATTATTTCTACCAGAAAGGAATCCAAAGAAACTGTTAGAATCACCACTAGTATTACACTGACCTGAATTAGTTCCGAAGAAACTGTTATAACATCCCGTGGTATTGAATTTTCCAGAGAATGCACCGAAGAAGCTATTGTATGCACCAGTGGTCACACAAGCAGCAGCACCATATCCTACTAAAGTATTCAGAATACCAATATTTTTAACTAGTAAGGCACCAGTCTCTTCATTACCAATTCTGACACTATCATCAACAAATCCAATGCTACCACCAACAGTCAATTGCGAAGTTGGATTTGTGGTTCCGATACCAACCTTTCTAAGTGTATGAATACCTACAGAGGTTACAATCCATAAAGAGTCGGCATTTGCGGCAATGACTCCGGTTAGTCCAGAACCATCACCAATAAATTGCGATGCGCTTACAAATCCCGAAACTACTGCATTACCAATAACATCTAATTTTTCTCTTGGTCGTGTGGTTCCGATTCCAAGATTTCCACTGATGTAAGAATTTCCTGTGACCTGTAGGGTTTGATTTAAAGTTCCTGTGGATGTTGCAGAACCAATTAGTACTGGTCCATTTGAGAAATTACCAATACCAGAAATAACTAATGTACTGCCACTAATACTGGTAATTGTTGCAGACGAAGATTGGAAGGATGTAATAATACCACTTCCATAATTCAATGATTGTCCATTTATTGAAGTTAAAGAACTTATACCAACATATTGAAGATTATTTCCAACTAGATTATCGATTCTACCATTAATCGTAATTAAGTTATTAAGAGTTGCCGAAGGAGAAACTATAAGACTAAGCGCATCAAAAGTAGATGCAGTTGTGATACCACTGATAATCGCATTTCCACGAACATCAAGTTGTTGTCTCGGACTTGTTGATGCAATACCAACACGAGATTGTGTATTAACACCTACTGAGGTCTTCTCCCATATGAAGAGTTGATTGATGGATTCGTTAATACTAACAGTAATAATACCCGCAGAAACTGGAGATGCATCAAAGTATCCATCAAAATTCAGAGTTGCCGCAACACCAACAAAATTTCCATTATTTCTAATATTAATACCAGGACTAACTGTTGCTGTGATATTATAGAGACCAGAACCATCACCATACACTTTGGCAAAGGTTGCAATACCAGAGAAGTGGGCATCACCATAAACAGTGAATTTTGATATTGGAGCAGTGCTTCCAATACCTACAAAGAATTCATTATTTCCAACAATCCAACTACTATTTCCTGCGCCAATATTTAATTGGTGGGAACCATATTCGTCTAATAACTGAGCACTATAACCAATAGCAACATTATAAGATCCAGCTAGTTGAGTACATCCAGCAAAAGAACCAAAGAAACTGTTATATGAACCGGTGCTGTATAGTCCAGTATCTCTCCCTAAGAAAACATTTTCATTTCCAGTTTGGTTACAACGTCCAGTACTACATCCAAGGAATACGTTCCAACTGCCCGTAGTATTATATGCGCCAGTGAATCTACCAAAGAAATTATTATACGAACCAGTACTGTTTCCCCTACCAGTCCAGGCACCGAAGAAATTATTATATCCACCAGTAGTATTAGAACATCCAGATTCACAACCAAAGAAGTTGTTGCTGCTGCCGGTAAAGTTTGTCCTACCAGCAAATGCCCCCATAAAGTTGTTCCAATTACCACAGGCATTTGAACTGCTTGTTCCTGCACAATAACCAATATAATTATTACCACATCCAGATAAGTTATTGTATCCTGCCCTATATCCAATGAAGGTATTAAATTTTTCTTCAGGATTTAATGTATAAAGTGGAGTAGTCTCCGAAGACATTCCAATTTTAATATTTGTTCCTACAAATTCTTGTCTTCCAAAAACAGTTAGTCTATTTGTAGATGTTGTGGTTCCAATACCCACATTGAGCATTGTATGAATGCCAGTGCTATTATAATCCCACTGACCTGCCATACTCAGGTTTGTAATGGCACTACCATCACCAATAAAATTACCAACAAAAGATCCACCATTAAAGGTAGTTCCATTGAAGGTAGAACCATCAAATCTCGTAGCGGTAACAATACCACTACCCATAACTCTAATATTACCATTAACAGTCAATCTAGAAGTTGGATCTATGGTTCCGATGCCAACACTTCCAGAGGTCCAAATACCAACTGCCTGACCCTGCGCTGCTTCTGCCCAACGAGATGCAGTAATATTTGGAATATTGATAAGATTTGAACCGTCACCATAGAATTTTGCCGCAGTAATAATTCCACTAAAGATAGAATCACCACGAACACTCAATCTTGCATTAGGAACAGCAGTACCAATACCAATGTTTAGATTCTCATCACCAACCAACCAGTACTCAGATTGCCCTGTAGTATTCAGACCAATGGCAAATTGCTTATCTTTATCTGGATTATATGCATCAAAAAATCTCTTTGTAATGTATAGTGGAGGATCAAAATTCGGTATGCCTAAACCCTGACCAAGAAGAATTTTGTAGGATGCCGATGAGGATTGTCCGGTATAATTTCCAAAGAAGTTATTATAAAATCCGCAGACATTATAAAATCCTGCAGATTGTCCTATAAAAGTATTTCTTCTACCAATTGTATTATTAAAACCCGTTAAATTGCCGAAGAAATTATTATCGAAAGATATTTGATTACAATATCCAGAACAGTCTCCAATGAAGATATTTCTATATCCGGTTGTATTTGCATAACCAGCTCTGTTACCAATAAAAATATTTTCATTTCCACTATCATTGCAATGACCAGATAATTCACCAATAAAAGTATTACTATTACCAGTTTTATTATTGAATCCACTACAATGACCAAAGAAGATATTACATCCTGCTAGGCGATTATTTTGTCCTGCTCTCTCACCAATGAATACGTTTGAATTTCCACAGTTCTGGAATCCTGCATATGAACCGAAGAAATTATTATTATTTGCGTTGTAATTATAATATCCTGCTTTATACCCTATAAAATTATTACAAGAACCGTTTGGTCCTGCAGAAGTACCGGCACATTCACCAATAAATGTATTGAATGAACCAGTCTGATTATAACATCCTGAAAACTTTCCTAGGAATATATTTGATATCCCAGTATCGTTGCAGAAACCAGAAGACTGACCAAAGAATAAATTATCTGCACCAGATACATTATTGGCACCAGATAATTTACCAAGAAAAATATTGTTTGTTCCTGTAGTAAATTCCCCAGGATTTCTAGTTGAACTTCTACCAGAACACTCACCTAAGTAAATATTATTATCAGCACGGTTCCAGTATCCAGCCTGCCTACCAATAGCAATAGTATTGTGATAGTCTGTATTACAATATCCTGCTTCGGCACCTAAAAAGATATTATTTCCACCAGAGGATGTTCTAGAATACCCGGTAAAGGAATTTCCTATGGTTATGTTTCCATCGGCAAATTCTAATTCACCCCTAATAGTGACTGCAGAAAATGGATAATCTGTTCCAAACCCCACATTGGCATCAGTATGAATACCAATAGTATTACTACTCCATAAAATAGGAATTTGGGTTGTTCCATCAGGAGAGAAGTCTACCCATTGATTTGAATCTCCATCGGCATAATAAACAAATGCTCTACCCTTTATAGTATTAAACCACAAGTTTCCAATCAATGGAGAACTTGGTGCTACAGAAGAAAGGGTTATTGTTAATCCAGGTTCTGGTGGAGATAAATCAACCCACTGTGAGGAATCTATATCTTGATAATATAAAAATGTTCTTCCTTCATTTGAATCATACCATAAGTTTCCAGGCAGTGCTGTAAGTGGTGGAGTATCCGCAACATACATTGTCGGGACATATATTCCACTACCAAAGAACTTTGTGGCACTAGCAATACCCGCAAAATTAGCATTATTTGCACTTATATCGCCAGTAAAAATACCATTTCTGGCAAATAAATCATTGGTGATTGATACATTACCAGTAAAAATACCATTTCTGGCAAATAAATCATTGGTGATTGATACATTACCAGTAAAAATACCATTATTGGCAGATATTGTATTTCCAACCGATACACTACCTGTGACACTTATATTTCCATTAAATATAGAATCACCAGATACGTGAAAGCGAGCAAGAGGGTAATCTAGTCCAATCCCAACATTTGTTAATGTATGAATGCCTACTGGATTTACTGCCCATAAAGATTCTCCACCACCACCAGTTCCGCTCCCACCGGTTCCACCACCTCCAGGAGCGCCAACTAAATCTGTTATTATGCCGACATTATATTTTAATTTTCCGTCACTATCAATATACAGAATCTTCTTAACTTCGGCAGAGGATGAAGTTGAGGAAATTCCGTAAATATATAAGTCTTTGAAAAATTTTACATCATTATTAAAATACGCTTCATTACCGGTAACTGTAATATCTGCCATATCTTAATTACCACTAATAAGTGCCGTTCCCATACTAAATGCTTTGCCAACAATATCACCACCCACGAAACTGTTGGCAAATACGCTCACACCAAATCCACCACCAACAGCCTCAATTACGTTTCCAGTCAACCCATTAGCATCTACTTTATTTCCTTTAAGAAGAATTCTCCCAGATCCCGAATTTAAATTAATGTTTCTTCCCGCTTTTAGATCAAGGTCTTCATCAGCTTCTATCATTACATTTTGACCCTTTATCCTAATCCTCCCATTTTTTTCTGCAGTGATTGTAACATCACCATTTTTACCGGTAATTACAATATCTACTCCATTACCCTCACTTTTATTACCACCAACTATTTCAATTGTTCTATCATTATGAATTCGGTATAATCCACCCTCACTCAGTGCAGAAATGGTTACATCTTTACTATCATTAACTGAGTATGAATTATATGCATCTGCTCCGTTACATCCCATTTGGGGATTAGAAATATCCATCCTATACTTAGGACCAATACTTAAAATATCTCTTGCTTCCCAGTTATACTCTGACATTTAATTTTCGATACAATCGATAACTTGTTTAACTTCTCTTTGTTGTCCAATTCTAATAGAATCAGTGGCAATTCCAACTTCACCAGGTCCTACTATTCCATCTCCGGCAATTATATCATCAATTTCCCTAAGAATAGGTCTTAAAATAGCACCAGAACCATTAGTAGAAGTAATCTTAAATTGAGGCAAATCATTTATTACTTTACTATTTATTGGTGTAACTTGAGTGATTATTCCACCAACAACCGTTGTTTGGTAGGTATTACCAAAATTATCAGTTATCTTAATATCTTGTGAATAACCATCTCCAGGATCATCAATAACAACGGAACCTACGCCATAATTATTACCTTCTTGAGTTAATGGATAATTCTCTCCGACTGATACCATATAAATGTCCGAAATTTTACCATCCTTAACAGTTGTTCTCGCAACGGCACCATATCCTTGCCCACAATTGTCAACAAATTCAATAAATGCCGGATATCTGTATCCATCCCCACTATTCGTAATTTGAACTCCAATAATACTTGCAGTACCGTTTGATTTAACATTTCCGAGGAGTGCTCTTCCAGAAGCACCATCCCCTCCACCACCAAAAATTCTAACCTCTGGTGGATTGCACTTTAACGGATCTCCAGTATAACAATTTCCTATTGGACTAGTAGAATTTGGATTTTTAGTTCTAGAACTAAAGATATCATAGGACCCAACTAGTTGCTCAAACGTAGATGGGGAACTGGTTCTTCTTAGATCATTATCAGAAACATAATCGGATATACGAACGGATTGCCCTTCATCATATTTGCTACCTGGGTTATCTCTTTTGACTGTTATTATTTTTTCGACAGTATCAACACTAAGAATTCTCATAACCTCCTTACCAATAGATAGCATCTGATTTGCTTCTACGCCAACAACATCCCTTAAACGAATAGAAGTGGAATTAGCACCAATATCTGCCGCTATAGTTTTACTGACAGAACTAAGATCAGTTAGAAGTTCTTCGGGGGTTGCTTCACGAACTTGGTCAAAATTACCTAATTCTTTTCCGACATTCATTGTATTCAAAATACTATCATAAAGACTATCATCATCAGATTTCTTTTGGCCACACCCAGTAGTCCATTCATTTACGATGCCTGAGCATTTTCCCTTACCTTGGTTACAGTCAAATAACCCCCCAATAGCACGAATAGAATCAACGGTATTTCTTAAAAATCCTTCAACACTAAATCCGGCAGTAAGTATCTTTGAAACTCCATTAATTGCAGAATTTAATCCAGAAACAATATCACTAATAACACCGTTTAGAAGTGCTCCTGTGAATTGAGTCCCGGCACAAGAATTAAAATTCTTAACATTATCTAAAGTAGATCTAATTAAATTTTCAACTAAACCAAAAAGACCATTAACTACTTTATTTGCCACACAAGAAATTGCCTTTTCTAAAGTAGAAACAGGTTTTACCATTACAGTTTGTGCAACAACACCGGCAGCGTGTGCAACTGCAAATTTGGTTCCAGGATCTCCGGGAGTTATGGCATAAACCTTCGCAAAAATTTTCTTATATAATATATCTAATCCTTTTTGTAGAATAGGAACCATTCTATTAAATAAAGAGTTAAACATTTGACCAACAAATCCGTTAGCCATCGACACAACTTTTTCAACCGTTCTGTTTATTTCAGTTGCAACGTCTAAAGCTTTGCCAAGTGGTCCAGTAACTTTATTAAGTAAATTATTGATTTGTGCCGAAATGCCTTGCCCAAGCATACTGTTGCAAGTATTTGAAAAAACTACTTTTTCACCTACACCAGAAAAGTAAGAAACTTCTTTGAGGGCATTTTTTATTCCTGAAGCACTATTTAACTTAGATGTAATTCCTCCAGAGACATTTCTTGGAGATTTTTGTGATGTTTGTGATTGCTCATTAGTTTGATCGGGTGGCAATTTATCCCCAGCTGGAGGAGGAACTCTTTCAGTATATCCAGTGAATGGGGAAAAAGGACTTTTATAATCACCAACGGGAACTTCAGAAGTTCTACCAAAACAACCCAAAATTACAGGAATCTGGGCATTATCACCATCCATAAAGAAACCAAATACAACATCAGAAGGTCTTACTTTATGATTTGTTGCATAGTTTGATGCACCAGTTCCTGCAGTTGTTGGTAAAAGAATTTGAGCCCAAGGCAAATCATTATCTGGTAAATCTGCTTGACTGTATGGGTGATATCCCATAATACGAACTTTGCATCGATTTCCCCACCCATCCTTATTTGCCTGCTTATCTTGAGCAGTTACTGGTGCAACTTGACCAACCCACCAGCGGAATCCATCTCTTCCAACAAAATTACTTTTTAATAGTGATTCTTCAATCATAGTTTTTACTTGTTATTTGTTCCATAAAGACCGAAAGTATCCCTAACCAATTTCATTGAGGTATAAGATGCCTCTGTATCAAAATGATGGCATAGTTCTTTAATCATATATAGACCACTTTGTTCCTTATCAAATTCATCCTTATCATCACTAGAAATTCTTGGAAATTTGCAGGAAATAATATCACCCGCTCTTAAATTTGTATTGGATGGAACAATCATATTAACTGACTGGGTAAATAAAATATTATATCTCATAATTGCTTGAGATTGATATTTTATTGGATCTGAATTTAAACTTGTTGATATGCCAGATTCAACCGTTCCAACATCTAAAATCTGAGTTAAAATTCTAGTAGGAACGTCTCCTAAATTAACATTACTACCACTAGATATTTTTGGAAGATCTAATTTTTTGCCTAGATTTTTTACTTGAGATGAATAGTTATCCAATTTAAACACCCCATCCTGTTCTTTTGTAAATCCAAAAGTTAATGGATTATAAAACATCCTGTAACTAGAATATGTTCCGAGTCTTAATTTTTCTAAAAGATTTTGATTTCTTTGAGTATTATATTTTAAAATTTTAAAATCAGTATTAGATCCTATTCTATTCTCGTTAACTTGACTATAATAATATTCTGCTTTAGAAGAATCCATTATCAATTTGTCAATAGATCGGAATTGGAATCCATCCTTAGTTTGAAAAAATACAAATCCTGCCGTAGCATCTTTCGATATATCAGGAACTCCTTTTGATGCTAACCACACTAATACTGTAAAAGGTTTTCTTAAATTCCCAATAAATCCGTAAGGATTTGAAGTTTTATCAATAGTGCCTATTCTGTTAGTTTGCAAATATTCACTAATAATGCTTCTTACCGAAGTATCAATACTTGAAGTTGTTGGATATTTTTTTGCAACTCTAGAAGTCTCGTTAGTTATTGCTTCTCTAGAAACTAAATTGAGTAAAAAAGTTTCCCTATTTGTTTCTGAAATTACATCAGTAATACTTGAAACATACAAAGTATCTTTAGTAAAATTTAACCCTGGATTTTTATCAGTATTTCCTTTTATTTTCAACGATACTCTTTCACCGCCCCTCAAAGGTAAACCATTATAAATTGATTGCCTAGAACCATCCGCGCCACCAAGAGAATCTGATGCTTGAATAGAATCACCAGTATTCACTACTCTAATTTTAGCAGTAATTGTAGGAGAAAAAATATCTTCATAGTAATCTATTGATACTGTACCACTTCTAATATCAACAGTTTTACTTTGATTATTAGATTCGATAGTTAATTCTTCGTAAATTGACTTATCTATTGCTGCCATTATGTGTATACCAGGTCTAAGAGTAACTTATTTTTTATAAAACTATTTAACGTCTGACCAACCACAATAACTTGTGGTTGCCCACCACCCCCACCACCAACAGGAATCATCTGTGGTGGTTTCCTATCATCAATAACCACCATTTGCTGTCCTGGTTTGCTTGCCTGCTGAATTTGTTGGGTGGAAGTTGCTTGTGATGGTGAAGAAATTTGTGCTAAAGATGGTGCTGGTGGAGCAACTTGTGCTGGAGATGGAGCACCTGTTGGTTTTCCTGCAACTCCAGTAAGTTGTCTACCAATTGAAAGAAGACCAAGATATGGTTTTGGATCAATTGGCTTTCCTCCAGGTCTTGCCTCAAAATGCAAGTGAATGTCATAGTTACCACCACTCTTTCCAATTTCACCGATTGTTTGACCATTATACTGCTGTCCCTCTCTAACAAAAATGCTTGCTAGGTGTGCAAAATAAAATTCAATATTTCCAGATTTAATAATAACTAAATTTCCATATCCAGCACCATTATTTCTAGCATAAGTAACTTGTCCAGATTGCCTGAAAGAAACATAAAATCCCCTTTTCCCATAAGTTCCAATATCAATTCCGGCGTGAGATCTTGTAGAAGATCTATAAGCACCAAAACCTTGTCCAGGAGTTAGACCACCTAAAGAACTCTTATTCATTGCAACATTTAATTCATCTTTTACAGTTGTTGAAACTGTTGGTGATGGAGAAGATCTAGTATCAATATTTCTACCAGACTTAACTTGCTCCAAAGATTTTTTAACTTGTTGTGAAGTAATAGAACTACTTTGTCCGTCATGATAAAATTTTCCGGATGCATTTGGTAAAACTGCAAATTCTTGTGAAAGACCTTGCATAAATTGCTCTGTTGACATCTTCCCAGCCAACCATTGATTTCCTCCCCTATTCATTCCAATATTAACTTTTGCCGCTATTAAATCTTGATTTTCTGGACTATAAAGATCTTTGTCTGGATTCAATCCTGCTGCTTTTGCTCTACCAACTAAGTATTGTGGAAGTTGTTGATACTTTCCTACAGCACCGGTTGCTCTTCTAGCAACATCTGCAATAGTCATTTTCGTTGCACCAGGCAAAGTTGTGCTGGGATACATCGCTTCATAGTTTCCACCAGATTCTTTTGATGCAACTAAATCTAATAATGGTTTCCATTCTCCAGAAGAAGATGTTGTTCCTCCAGGAGGAGACTCATAACTTGTCCCAAATGGAGCAGCATCTTGTCCAGTAACCACTCCCTCACTTAAAGTAGTAGTCATCAATTTCATACCTTCATCAAATTGACTTTGCATCTCCTCAAAATTGTTACCAAGTTCACTCAATGAACTTCTAACTCTATTCGATGTATCAAAAAAATCAAATGATATGACATTCTGGAAAACTGCACCCAATACTTTACCAAACCCAGTAAATGTATCTAATACATTACCCATAAAAGATTTAAATATGGTTACCATTCTTTGAATTCTGGCAATCAATTCTGTTGCCATTGTTATAATTGTTGGCAAATTATATGTCAACCATCCAAGTAAAAGTGAACCTAAGAAATCAAGTATTCTACTCAAAAATCCCTTTGCACCTTTAGTAATAGCATTTATTGGTCTAAAAATAACTTCCCTAGCCTCGATTACATCTTCCTTTGCCTTTCTTTGAAAATATTCTTTCTTTCTGGCAAAAGATTTTTTATCTCCTTGTATTGCTTCTTTAGTGACTCTTGTTTTATTCAAGAGAACTTTTTTCATATCAACTGTAGTTTTTTTACTCTTATCTAATGAAGAAGAGAATGAAAAAAATCTACTAGATATTTTGCGAAGATTTAAGAAAGACCCTGCTATAGTTGCCATTTTATGTTACTATATTATAGCTTACTTGGGAATATAACAAATAAAAATTATCAGGATTTCCGGAAGATATGGATGGTACTTCGGAAGCTGCTCCACTTCTTTCAGACATTTGTGGCATTTGTGGTTGACCTCCACCAGAACTCATATACACTACATTTGGTTTTGCTTCTGGTTCTTGACCAATCGTGGGTGTTGAGGTTGGAATTCTTTGAGTTTGCGCAGGAGATATTGATGGGGATGAAGATGGTACTGAAGATATTTGTTCTGCCTGACCAGGAACTTTAGATTCTCTTTCTACACCTGGTATCGAAATTTCACCAAATTCTGCAGGTTTGCTAAAATCAACCGTCACCTCCTCCGAAGGTGTTTCTTTATTGGGATTAAATGAAAACTCCATAGGAGGAGGAACCATATTTACAGATGGTGCAGTAACAGGGGTGGGTGGAGGACTACTTACTTGTGGGGGAGGAATAACTGGTGAAGTTGGAGTAACATTAACAGGTGATGGATTAGTAGTAGAAGGTGTCGATGAAGGAGGAGGAGGAGAAGTAGTTGTAGTAGTAGGAGTAATAGGTCGAGAAATACTAGAAGAAGTAGCAGGTTCATTTGGATTTTTCCCCAAAAGATTACCCCCAAACATTTCTGAAACTGCATCAAGAGTGTAGGCAGCAGCAAAGGGAATTTTAAGTGCTCCTGGAGCAAAAAGTGCTCCTGCAGAAACCGCTGCATCTACATTTTGACCACTGGCAAGATCCATAACGCCACTAGCACCAGTAAAGAATTTTGATATGCCACCAAGAAACCCCCCACCAGGTTTTCCTCCAGCGGTAGGTGGTTTTCCTCCAGCAGCGGCACCAGCACCAGCAGCCCCTACACCAGCGGCTGCCGCTGCTGCTGGAACTTTTCCAATATTTAATAATCCTTTAGCAGCATTACCAAGGAGTCCAAAAAATTTACCAATAGTATTCTTTAAGAGAAAACTACCAACACTAAGTGATAATGATGCAATTGTTCGGGAAATTGCTAAAAATCCACCATTAAGTAATAATAAAATGCCACCAACAATTGCAAGATTTTTTAGGACTGAATTTTTAATGTTTTCTAATTTTTCAGTATTACCACTAGAAAGAGCTCTAAAAGTTTCTATAGCTTTATCAAATAACCACCCAGAAAATAATATAGTAAAAAATTCCATTACTCTACCAAGAGTAAATTGCACTCTTTGACCAATAGCTTGTATTGGTGCCATTAATGCCGAAACAATCTTTTTCTCTATTAAATTTTCTTTATCTGTCCTATATTGTTGTTCTGCCTCTCTATTTTGTAAAACTTTTTCTTCTAATTCCTTTTTTTGCTCTAAATTTGAATCGGAAATAAGTGCAGTTTTTACTCCCAATAATTGATTCCCTAAATCAACTACTTTAGTCTGTAAAACTTGAAATTGATTTTGTAGTGTTCCAATAATGTTATTGTTTAGTGCTAATTGCTGCTCGTCTCTAGTAGTAAGTGCATTTATCTGCTTTTGCAGAGAAGAAACTAAATTTGGATCTACTTGTGGGGTTTGTGCAGTTGGAACTAACTCTGAAGAATCTATAGCCCTAGTCAAGGGAACAATTGCACCCCCTCTACCACCACCCGCACCTCCACGATTTCCAGTAAATTTGGAACTAGAAATTCTGGTAATTCTACCTAAACCAAAATTTCTTAAACTAATTCTTTCAGAAGACGTGTAGTATCCACCTTCAGGCTTTTCACCAGTTTGAGATCTTTCTAGTGCTTCTTGCCTATCCATTCGCCTGCTGCTTTAGTTTTTCTTCCTCAAGATGATTATGTAAAAGAGATATATAGATTTCTCTTTCCCAAGGAATCATATTTTCTAACTCTGTCAAGCTATATTTATGATACTGCATCAAGGCAAAATTTGTCTTATAGTATGACGCAATATCTTCATGCGCCATACCTACGCGAAAAAAGATGTCAAGCCCTCAAGAACAACATCACTTTCAACACCAGTTTTTGGGTTCTTAACAGTCAAGGTATGGGAAAGTTTAGGCATTGTTTCAAAAAACTTTTCAATTTCTTTAAACTGATTTGATGTAAGTTGCTCAATAAATTCACTCAATTCCTTCTTAGTGCAATCAGAAGCTGCCCAAGATTCTTCTTCACTATAAACCTGTTCTATACAAGAACATATTAAATCGAAAGTATTTGTTACTGATAGAGTTTCACCAACTTCAAAATTATTTTTAATAAACTCATTCATTGATGGATACTTCATTCTCATAGAAAGATTATCATCTAGTTTAATATCTTTAGTATGATCTGGAGAAGTTTGAACTTGAATGTCGTCCAAATTGATAGTCATAGGAACTTGTGTTTGACCATCATCCGGACAAGTAATTAGGACATCAACCGTCTCTCCTACAGACTTTCCTCTGATATTTAAGAATAAGTACTCAATATCAAAAGTAGATAACTCATCTACTTTAATACCTTTACTCAAAATACAATTTGAGATTACAGTTTTGACTGCGTTTGCAATTTGCTTAGTATCCTCACTTTCCATTGCGATAATGAGAACCTTTTCTTCTTTGACTAAAAAGGGTCTATATCTAATCTTTTTTTGTAATGAAGGAACTTCCAATTCATAAATTGGTGTAGAAATCTTTGGTAATGGCATAATAACCTATCTATTCATATGATTATTTAGAATGTGAAATTAGTACTATTTGGATCATATGCAAACGTAACTTTTGCATTCGCATCTAAAAAGTAACTATTGCTTGACTGATTTTGTTGGTTCGGTTGAGTTTGATCCTTATTATTATCAGAATTTCTGTTTATATCCGCACTAGTAACTTTCCCACAAACATACCTATCATAATTAAAAGTAACACTAATTGTTAATGTACTACTACCCTCATAAGAAACTGATGGAGAAGCAACTGCTAAAGGAAATAACCCATAAAAATTATACTCAATCGGATTTGAATAATCTTTGTTAAATTTTATAATTTTTGTAGAATCGCATTTATAACCAGAATCAACATCAGATGGATACTGCATTCTATAAAAATATCCAGGAGTTGCAGGATTTAATGCACTGTTTGATATATCAGAAGATCCGGATGCAATATATTCTGTCCAGTGCTCTAAAAATTTTACCATTTTATACTTATGATCTACATAAAAAGACAGATCAATTGGGTTAAACATTTTAGTGTGAGCAAATTTTTCCATCACACCAGTATAACTGCCCTTCAAATCCATAGTGGCAAATGAACTAGTTGGTAAAGAAGCAGAATAACACATTAAACCAGCGTCCTCAGTAATAAAACGATAATCCACGTTTCTTAAGGACAAATATCTTCTTAAATTTGCAGATAGACCACCAAAACTAACCTGATATTGTGAAGTTTGAGCTAAATTAAATATAGGTTTAATATCACTTATTCGTTTTGGTTTGATTATAGCCACTCTAAATATTTTTAATAGAACTATACTATATGTATAATGGCATATAAAGGAAAATACCAACCATCAAATTCAAAAAAATATAAAGGCGACCCTACAAATATCGTTTATAGATCTTTGTGGGAAAGAAAATTTATGGTTTATTGTGACAAAAATGAAAATGTTCTTGAATGGGGAAGTGAGGAAATTGCTCTCCCATATCGTTCTCCAATTGATGGAAGAGTTCATAGATATTTTCCAGATTTTTATATTAAAGTTCGAGAAAGCACCGGTCAAATTAAAAAATATATTATAGAAATTAAACCAAAAAAACAAACAGTAGAACCGAAAATTCCTAAGAGAAAAACCAAAGGATATATTTACGAGGTTGTTGAGTATGCCAAAAACCAGGCAAAATGGAAGGCAGCTCAAGAATTTTGTGAAGATAGGATGTGGGAATTCAAAGTTCTTACTGAGGATGAATTAGGTATAAACTAATGCCAAGAAAAACTTTACAACAAAGACAAAATAAAAATACAGAAGATACTAAAGGAAATAGAATAGCACCTTTTTTGGATACCCTAAGAGGAACAGAAAATCCAGATGACATAATGGTTACTTTATTGGAAATATTGACCGAAACTTCACTTGTTCCAGAGGTAGGTGGATATTATACTTTCATATACTCCCCAAAAACGCCGAACACCAGATATGATGAATATCCACTAGTTGAAATTACTACTATTTTTAGATGGGGATTTAAAGGAATAAATTATCACCATCCCGGTCCAAGACAATATACCTGGGAAGAAATTGTTGGTTCTTTGCATAAAATTTATCCAGACGAATTCAAATCAGTTAGTGCCCTAGCATTTAAAAAAATACGTCTAAATAGTTAAAAAATACCAAAAATGTCAATATACAGGTATCCATTACGAAAACTTGGGGATTCTGATGATTTTTTGGAAATAAAAATTTTAGAATATAAAGCTCCTGGCGTTACAACAGGATCGTCAATAACTGGTATTTCACAAAAAACATCCTCAGATTCATTAAAAGGATCAACACCAAAAGATTTCATCTATCTACCAGTACCACAGTCTATAGAAGATACAAATGCAGTTGATTGGGGCGATGATAGCTTAAATAGCATCGCTGCTTATGGACTTGCGGCTTCAAAAAACGTCATCGGAAGTGCTGATGGAGTACAAACTTTAGGAAATGAAATAATTAATGCTATAGGTGCGGCAGGAGATGTTGTAATTTCTGGCAATGGGCAAGACTTAGGTACGTCATTTTTTGCCTCACAAGCAGTTAATGCACTTGGAGCAAACGTTAGTTTAGAAGGTCTAATTTCAAGAGCTACTGGTAAAGTTTTAAATCCAAATATGGAGCTCTTATTCAAGGGTGTAAAATTAAGATCATTTAATTTTTCTTATGACTTGGTAGCAAGAGATCGAGATGAGGCAGCTCAAATAAAAGGGATGATAACTACACTCAAAAAAGCAATGGCACCAAGAAAAAGTTCTGGATCTGGTGGTGCCGGGGGAGGGTTATTTGTATCTGCACCAAATGTTTTTCAATTAACCTACAAAAAAGGTTCTCAAAATCATCCATTCTTACATACATTTAAACCAACAGCTCTATTGAATATGTCAGTTGATTATACTGGATCTGGAACATATGCAACATATTCAGATGCAACTCCAGTCCATATTAAACTTACTATGGCATTCCAAGAATTAAATCCAGTTTATTATGAAGATTACACCGATGATCTAGCGGGGGTAGGGTACTAAAATGGGTTACTTTAGAGAATTACCAAATGTAGAATATCAATCATTTTTGAATGATTCAACATCATCCAAAGATTACATTCTGGTTAAAAATTTATTCAGAAGAACTAAATTAAGAGATGATTTATTTAATGTAGTTACATTATTCAATAAGTATCAAATTCCAGATGGTTCTAGACCCGATTTAGTTGCCGAAGAATTATATGGAAGTCCTGATTATGACTGGGTAGTATTGATTAGTGCCGGAATAACTCATATCAGAGATCAATGGCCATTATCAGATAAAGACTTATATGAATTTGCACTCAAAAAGTATGAAAATGATTTAACAGAAATTAGATACTATGAAACTCGTGAAGTTAAAGATGATGAAGGACGATTGATACTTCCTGCCGGAAAAATTGTAGATCCAAACTTTACTATACCTAAGCCACAAAAAAAAGATGTAACTATAAATCCGGTTGCCGGAGTGACAAATTATGAATATGAAGTCAAGAAAAATGATGAAAAAAGAACAATATATCTGCTCAAACCAGAATACTTGCAGCAATTCTTAAATGATATGAGAAATATTATGTCTTATGAAAGATCTTCACAATATATCAATTCAAGCTTGATAAGAACTGAGAACACTAAAGTAAAATCACCATAAAAAACCGCAGACAATGTCTGCGGTCTAATATTATTTAATTTACACCATCACTCTTCAGCAAGGCGAGCAAAGTAGGAGAGGGTATCATCATCCTCATCTTCACTATAAGAAGAAGATTTAGTAGGAGTTAGATTATTCAGTTGAGTGCGAAGATCTTCATCAAGAGAAGGCGCAGTTCCACGATAACCATCCTCATCTTCAACTTCGGCATCCTGAGCCTTAGAAGAACCTTTCAGACCAAGAGTATAATCAAGGCGCTTCTTGAGATCTTCATAAGACTTATATTCAGCAGGACTCATAAACTCCTGGAGAGAATACTGCTTCTTCCAGATTGCTTCCATTGCATCATCATCGTCCAGTAGAGCACTCTGAGAGGCAAATTCACTGGAATCATAATTACGATAACCAGCAACGTTCTTTGCCTTCAGTTTGAAGTTAGCACCTTTCCAGAAGTCAAACGGATCGATAGGGGTCTCATCTTCAAACTCTGGTTGCATTGCTTCGGTGAGTTTGTCAAAGATTTTCTTACCATACTTGAACAGGAATACCTTGCCCTCATTCTCGGGATTGGTAGGATCCTTTACAACATAGATATTGCTCATATAAGTCAGTTTGCGCTTCTGCTTACGTGCAACTTCTTTATTAGAGTCTATACCAGAATTCCAGAGACCAGAGTTGTGTTCGCACACAGGGCACTTCTGATTCAGTGTGGTCAGGCAGTTATCAATCAACCAACCACCAGGACCCTGGAAGGCGTGAGAATAGACTTTAACGAATGGTAGATCTTCCCCATCAGGAGCAGGCAGGAAACGAATAACGGCATAACCATTGCCACTTTTATCAACGTCAAGTTTCCAGAGACGGTCATCGGAAGAATTACCAGAATTATTCATTTTTTCGACTTCTTTCACCAGTTTATCGGTGAGAGAACCAAGTTTAGATTGTTTTTTAAGGTCGGCAAAACCCATTTTAGATACCTCGGATAGTTTGGATTCGGGAGATTACTTGGATATTATAGCAAAAAAGCACTCATCAGTCAAGATACTTTTTGAGCGACTCAATGGTTTTTGTCATACTGCTGAAAAGTATGCTCATATCAGTCTCTGGTGGGAATCCCATCAGAGCAACGGACTTTCTCAGATTCTCTTTCATCTCAATTGCCTGAGGGTCATCAGAAAGAGAAAGTCTGGTGTACATAATACGCTGCTTTTCAAGCAGTCGTGTCATTTTTTCGATGTGTTCTAGTTTATCTTCACGGGGCATCATACCAAAAGTTAAAATACTATTGTATATAAATTCTTGGAGTTCGTGAATTTCTTTAAGTTCTTCCTGAATAAGTTCAGAATCAAAAAAACTACTCATCTATAATATCCCGTAAAATTCGTTTATAAGAGAACACATCAATATGTATAAAGGGTTTATACTTTTTGATTTTTAAACTTACGGTTTCCCACACAGGGTCCAGAAGTTTTTTATCAAATACATTCCCAAACAGAAATATTATATCATAAATGACTAGTGTTTCAAGACTAATATTTCCACTCAGAAACTTTTTTAGTACCGGCGGATGCCCTTTGGAGCAATTCAAGGCATCTTCTAATTTTATTTCCGAGAACAATTCTGTTGATTGCTCCTTGAATAAGTAACTCAGACTCTGTTGTCTTTTCATCCATTCCTGGTAGTTTTTTTCTCCAGAATTGATAATTTCTCCAATCCATATACTTTGGGGATTATCTGTTGAAATAAAGTTTGATACTAAGAAATCAACAACTTCTTTATCAGAATACTTACGTGATGTTTTTTCAAACCAGTATTTGTCCTTACGTTTATTAAAGGAGGTTAGACTGGCACGAGTTTTAGCACCATATTTAAAGAAGTCGTATTTTGGATTTGTGAAATGATTTTTAAGTGACAAATAATGTTGATAGGTTTCAAAAGGAGTCACAATCATAAAGGCAATTTTGCTCTCGAAGTTTTCTTCATAAAGTTAAGACGAATGGCATCCCATTTCAACCTTTCTTTGAGAGGTTTTGAAATAAGTTTTGCAATTGAATCAACTTCAATACTGTTAATTTCACAATAATGACAGATGGCATCAATGTAATTACAGTTTTCTTCTGCAACGATTTTCTCAATTTCTAGAGCAAACTTAGAAGGCGTAAGAAATTTGTCCTCTATTGCCTTTTCTAATTCTACATTTTCTTTATTTTGTTCCATAGAGTTCCAGTTTATCTCCAACAAACTTTCTAATGTATTGGGTAAGCAGTTTGATGTACTTTGGTTTGTCATATTCTTCATAGACGACACATTCTCCATTTTCGCAAGCCATAATGATTACAAGTTTTTTGACTGAAATTCCAGTCAATTCGTATAGCATACATCCATATGCCATACACTGAACAAAATAATGTTCGATCCACTCTCGTGGTTTTGGTTTTTTAGATGTCTTAAAGTCTATGATTGCTAGTTCGCCATTATATTCTGCAATACAGTCAACTGTTCCAGCAATACCTAGTATCTTACTATATAGGGACCCTTCAAGAGAGTGAATATTGCTTATACGATTGAGTTCTGTTTTAGAAATCTTGAACAGAAAATCAGAAAGAGGTTGAACTGGTGGAAGTTCTTTATTATACAAATAGTTTTCAACTAGAGTGTGCATATCAGTTCCACGACTTGTTGCCGCTTTTGTGACACGCTCTGCCTCTGCTTCTCCGACCTTTTTACGCCATTTAACAAAAATTTCTTTATTAAAATGACTGGTCACCGAAGTGATGGAGACCAGTCTGAGAAGTTCTTCTTCGGTTGGAACTTTATAATAACGAACACCATCTATAGTTTCTCTCTCAAGTTGAGGGAGATTCAAATCAATATGATTAAACATTAAAATCCTGCATCCATTTTAGCAATAATATACTCTTTGACAAGTCCCGAACGAACAATATCTTCGACACCAAATTCAATTATATCAAAAGATGGCATTTTACGCAAGACTGTCATAAAATCAATAATTCCATTACGCTCATTTGTTTTCTGTAGGTCACTCTGAGAGGCATCTCCACAGAACATAATCTTTGAGTTCTCACCAACACGAGTAATAATAGAATCTAGTTCGTGATATGACATATTTTGGAACTCATCCACAATAATAATAGAATTATCAAGCGTGGTTCCTCTTAAGAATGAGGTGCTCCAGAACTTAATTGTTTCCTGAGATTTGAGATTTCCATAGAGCATCTCAAATTCGGCATCACTTGAAAGTTGAAACATATACTTCACCATATTCTTATAAGGAATCTGATAAATATCCGACTTGTCATCATAAGAACCGGGAAGAAATCCAATCTCCCTTGTGGCAACTAAAGAACGGACAAGGTAGATTTTTTCGAAAGGTGTTCTTTCATCTAGAACTTCGCGGAGAGCATTATAAAGAGTGATAAAAGTTTTACCAGTACCGGCGCACCCGTAGGCAACTAAATGCTTTTGGTCGGCATACGAATCAAAAAGTTTTCTTTGATTATCTGTAAGTGGGTCAATATCTACCAGATATTCACCACTTAAAGGTTTTTTACGCTTTGCTTGACGAGTAGTAAGACCAACACCGATTGGTTGCTCTGCTCTTTTTCTTCTTGCCATAAGTGTTTAGATTTTTTTTACATTTGAACCGGGCATTTTTGATGCACGACCAAGAACATCGTTCCATCCAGGATTTTTAGAAATCAGTTTATTTTGCCAATCACCAACCTCACCAACATTCATTTGTGTTGGAATAAGTGGTTTCATATGTGGGTTTTCCTTAAGATATGGATCTTTTTCTGCCATATACATCCATTTCTCAAAGATTTCACCTGTTTCTGTATTTTCAAACCGATATGTAGGCATAAGTTATAATAATTTACAAAATATTTAGGGGGAAAGACGTGCCTTATGAAGCCTCTTTTCTTCATAATATGCCCAAACACTTGGAGTCCATTTCTGGAGTTCTGGAACAAAAGATTCACACAATGCCTGAATTTCAAGTTGAGCATCAAGTTTAGAACGAAGATCCATAAAGTGAAGAACAGAACGAAGATTGAAGGAAACTACAAAGTTCTGACGAATTGCCTGAGGTAGATAATCCCGAATGTGCTCCTCACACATACCTTGCTCATAGTAGTCAGAGTACTCCTCACACTCACTCAGAATGCGCCCTAGTTTGCGTTGACGGTGTTCTTGCGTCCACTCATACTTCTTACCCTTACGGTTAGTGTAGAACCCCACAGGGCGCACGTAGAACACCTCTTCAATATCAAGTTCTTTCTTGGCAACTTTAACAACTCTCTTTCCAGTATAACGTTGCGATTGAACATCCCAGGTTGTTCCAATACGATGAGTTCTTGCCTGAACAATCACATTATGAACGAATCCAGAACAAGAAAAAGTAATCTGTGGGTGCTCTAATGGTCCCCAGTGACCTCTTTCATTTGCAAGTAATTGTTCAACAACCCATTCACCACACTTAGCACTATTCGGAACTTCTACATTATGGATGGGAACTTCAGAATAATCACCTTTACCTGCCTGCCAAACAACTTGTTCTGGAATTGGATAAGACTGAAGTTTAACTACTTCAAGGTACTTATCAAGTTCTAATAGATCTTTTGATTTAATTGGTTTCATTTTCCAAATCCTTTCGACATTTTAGTTTCTAATTCTGCAAGTTCCTGTTTAACAACTCGCAATTGTGATTTCATTTCCTTAAGTTGCTCACCAGAATATAGATGATCTTGTTTGATTAATCTTTCCAACAATTTTACAAGTTTTCTAGATCTTGCTGTCATAGTTTATAATCCTCACCGAAAATTTCATCATAGTCTACTTCTTGTGGTCGAATATCATCATATCTATACTTATATGGTTGCCCATCAGACAAAATTTCACCTTTTAAAGAATCTAACAAGAGTTCCATATTACGAATAATAAGTTTGATTTTTTCTTTATCCATTTAGAGTAATATTCTGGTCCAATTATACAAAAAAAGAGAGGACTTGTCAATCCTCTCTATCAACTTTAAAAATTTGCTCAAACCATTCACTTAAATGTATTCCATAACAATGCCAATAATTATTACCCCTGTATGTTAAAAGGTAACAAGCAGGTTTTCTACCATCCGGATCTTCTTTATGGTAGAAGTCTTCAATCACGCTACTTGAGGCTTTTTCGCCATATTAAGTTTAGCATTGTGAAGTTTAGTTTGCTTCTTCTCTTTGTCTTTTAAGTATTGAACGAAAGTGATTTTCATAAGTTTGCTCCTTTACTGATGAGTAAATTTGCGTTTCTTCGGTTTCCCTACTTCCATCGCCTAAGCGATAAACGTAAAATATGTATATAACTTATTTTGTAACTTTTGATACAATTTTAAAAGCCTTAAGGGTTAAAAATTTTGGCGGAATTTTTTGCCACCCAAAATGAAATTAAAGTTCAATTTTGATTTTATCGCTCAATATAACTAAGGGTATGATTACTAGCAGATAATTGTTCGATGATTACGTCGCACCCTATTTTTGGGTTGCAATCACCACAAGTATAAACATCACAAGCTGCCTTTCCCTCCTCAGGCCAAGTATGGATACTAATATGACTCTCAGACAATAAGCACAATACTGTAACTCCTTGCGGATCAAACTTTTTATAAATTGTTTGACATACGGTTGCCCCACTAATTGCTGCGGCATTTTCTAGTAGATCAATAAGAAAATGCTCATCGTTCAAAAGAACGAATGAGCATCCGTATAAGTTAAGTAAATAGTGCTTTCCCATTTATTTTCTTTTTTTAGGTTTTGGTGCCTGGTATCCCCACAGTTTTGGATTAACTTTACCATCAGCCCATCTCATCCCTTTAAAACCTTCTCTAAACTTATCCCAATATAGATCAAAAATTTTAGATTGTTTAGGACTTCTTGTGATGTCATAACAAACTTTGCCATCAAGTAGATAGGCAACTAGGTAGGCATCAAGAGGAAGATTTGGATTTTTAGCATCCTGTAAGGTACATCTTTCTTGAATAATTTCGCATCCATAACGAGATTTAGAAAGTTCTCTTTCGTGTGGAGTCCATACTTCTAAATTAGTCTCTTTATCGGATGCCTTATCTTTTTCTGCTGACATCTTTTTCGGTGTAATATTTCTAGTCATTACAATAAACCTCACTTAATATAGTAACGTATCAACCTCTACCACCCCATCTAATATCTGGGTAAGCTTGTGATACGATTTCTTTGGTAATTTTATATTTAGTTTGTAGTTTTTTATCTTTACAGAGGCATACAATTTCTGCTTCTAATGGATGCAATCCTTGCAGAACATTGATGAACATCGTTTCTCTGCGAAGAGAACTTAGACTATCATTCCCACCCCTAATAAAATTATAAAACGCATTATATTCTTTACGAATAGAAGATCTTCCTTGATCATTGGCACCAAGAGAATTGGTTCCAATTTCTTGCATTTTAGAAACTGCATCAGTAATCTTTTCGCTTACAGTTCCACTGAAAGAATTTTGTTCCCCAACACTTGCATATGGAACTTCACCTTCAGGAAGCATTGAGATAATACTTTCATCAAAATTCCAAATAAAAATGGATTTTAATGATGCATCTTCATATTTTTTAAGAATTTCTACCTTTTTTGCATTTGTTCTTTGCTTTGATACAAGTTGAAGAACTTCAAATGCAAATGGATTCGTTGGTAAATTATCAGAAATAACTTCAAACTTTTTAGTATTAGTTGTTGGTACTTCTTTAATTTCTTTAGTCTTCTTCGTCGTTGTCTTCGTAGTCATAATCGTTTTCAAACCTCACGGCAAGTATTTCGTCTGGAATAATGTTCCCATTTGCATCATACATTTCTGGATGGAATTTAGGGAATTCTTGATAGTTCATCATATATTCTCTAGCAACCCAACCTGTCATTATCCCGACTATAAAAAATAAAACGGTCATAAATGAACCGAATACTAAACTAGTTGCTAACATTTTTTTCTCCGGGAAACTACTATTTTTTCCTTGTTTTAATGGAAAACTCAAAATAAATGGTTACTTCCCGTTTGAGGAGGCAAACCATCTTTTCGTAAATAACGTGAAACAGTTTGGTTTGCTTTTTTTTACCCCCATTCAAAATTAATTCAACACCACGATTTACGTGGTCATTATTATTTATGTTTGTCATCAAATAATATTTTGTTCTTTAAGATACTTGACCGTATCAGTACATCCACCCAGTTTAATATCATTACAAATAACTTGGGGGAATGTTGAACCTTCACCAAACTCAGAATAGAATTCTTCTCGGGTAAAATCCTGATCTAAATTATACACTACATACTTTAGATTTGTCAATTCTAAAACTTGTTTTACTTTTTGGCAATATGGACAACTATCTTTGGAATAAATTGCGAAATTCATAACTTTAAAATATTAGGGTTTAACGTATTTATTGTAACAAATTTTGATCATTCATTGAAAATATAAATCATAAATTCACAAGTATAAGTATCAATAAAATTATCATCAAATATCTTATCCTTAATATCTAATGAATTTCCCCAAGAAATATTTTGACGAGTACAAGACATAACTTTATAATTTTTAAATTGAGACAGGCAGTTATTCCTAAAGGTTTTAAACTTATCCCTACAACCCTGATAATTAAGATGAACTTCCATAGCAATAAACTTGACATTATTAAGTAAGAAGTCCATATTTTCTTCTGTGAAAATACTATATTCCCCACCTTCACAATCAACCTTCATATAATCAACATAATTGATTGAATATTTTTCAATCATATTCTTAAAAGTTATTCCTGTAAATTCTTCGTCGCCACCAAAGATATTAATTTTATCAATCTCATCTCCAACAATCGCACTATTAATATAGGTTAATGGATTTTCGGAATAATCAAATACCTTCTCGGAGCAGTTCTTTGAAAGTACCTTTAGTAACCTTTTAGAAGGTTCCACACAATAAACTTTTTTTGGTTTCTGATCTAAGATTGAAATAGTATAAGCACCAACACTGGCACCGATATCTAAAACTACATCACCTTCCTTAACATCATTCCAAAATCTATAAACTTTCTCGTGAATAATTTCTCTTTCTATAGTCACAATATCTTCATAAGTCAAAGTTGACCAATCAAAATCTTGAGAATAGTTGAAAGAATGATTACTAGGTTTTGCCGAATTTACCGGAACATTTCCACCTACAACTTTTATCGTTTCACAGATTACATTATAATCATATTCTGATATTTGATAATTGGAAGTGATATCCTGAAGTAATTCTCTAGATTCTTCCGTCTTTCCCCACCACCAGGCAGCAATAGATTTTTCATAAAGAAGTCCATATTTACCAGGATATGCAACATCAGTTCTTAATGCTGGCAAATCAAAATTACAGTGCCTAATACCAAGATCAGCAGTGATATAACAATCTTGCCACCATTGCTTTTTTTCGGCATAGCGACTTAAAAGATAATATGCTTCTGGGCGATCAGGTCTAAATGCCTGTGCCTGAAACAACATTCCTCTAGAACTTCCATCTCGTTCCCCTTGCTTTTCATAACAATAGGAACCACGAATGAGAGCCTCATACGCAAGATCTTCATCATCTGCTCTTTCGGCACATCTTAAAAAGTATGAAAGTGCAGGAGCAGTATGCCCCTCTTTCTCATACCAAAGTCCAAGAGAAAAATTATATTCGGCATTTTCAGTATCCAAAGAATACTGAGTTAGAAGTTCTTCAATCTCAGTTTTTTGTGTCAGAGTTTCTTTTCTATTTACTTTTCCTTTATTTTTCCAATATTCTATAACAAGTTCTTTTGACTTTCTATGATTTGTTTTTTGCCCATCACTAACATCATCATCTTCGTTTTCAAAAGTTGACTTAAAATCAATATTTTCAACAAAAAGGGGAATGGTATATGTTTTACCAAGAGAAGTAAATAAAATATTCTCAATCAGAGGCATAACATCAGCACTAGGAAGTTCTAAGTGATAAGTATCATCAATAATATATGTGTCAATTATTTTTTTAGCATAATCCCTAGTAAGAATATATGCTGTTGCACCCCAATCATCCCAATACCTTTCTCTCAATGCAAAGGTATCATAACTTCCACGAATTGAAAATAACTGAACACACTCAGCATCTTTAGGTAAAGAATCTACAAATTCTTTCCAAGTGAAATTCCAGTGCTGAACAGTATCCAGACTCAAATCATCTTCACAGAAAAATCCATAGTTTTCATCTGTAGTTTCATACCAATCCTTAATTGCTTTTAGATGTGAAACGCAACACCCTTTCGTACCATCATTTAAAGTATCAAGATATTTGCCCGTTAATTTATCATCACAATCAGAAAACTTTTTTGAAACTATAGACCTTGGGGATATCCCATATTTTGAAAATTGCCCTTCCAACTCTTCCCTTCTATCAGAACATTCTTCAAGACTTACATAATAAGGTGTAGGAAATCCTTTTAATTTATCTTCTTGTTCTTCCAATTCAATTTCCTCTGCAAAATAATTTTGGTCATCCATTTGAATAATTTTCCAATTTGTCTTTGGTTTTATGTAAGTCTTTTTGTTTTCCCCAATAATTTTTTGATTTAACTTAGTATGAGTTTGAGAAATGAAATATTCAGCTTGCCATTTATCATTACCATCATTAAAAGAATTTATCCACTGACTTTGACTTCCTTCCCCATCATCAGAATAAAATCCTTCAAAATTTTCAACTCTTTTTGTATCTGCGTGTGGGAGATGAATCATATTATGATCGCAATCTATTTTTTTATGATTCAATCCCAAATTTTCCAATCGTTCATAGAGTTCGCTATCTTCAAAGGCATAATATTTTCCAAGATTTTCGTTGTATCCTCCAATCTTTTCAAAATTTTCCTTAGTAATAAATAAAAGACCAGTAAGGTATTTGAAATAAGGACTATAAGAAGTAAAATATTCTCTTAGTTGCTCAGTACTCATTTCTTGCTTATCAATCATATAAGTATCAGTTTTCTCATCATAAAATTCTGGACTGGTATAATTATGAATACCGGAGGTAAATTCATTTTCACCGGGAAAATATTTTTCAATAAACTTATAATATGGATTAATCACATAATCAGTATCAAGTTTAAGAATATAGTCTCCAGTAGCAAGACTCGCAGCAAGATTTAATGGTTGTGGTTGATTAAAATATTTTTTATTCTGAACAGTTACAATTTTAATTCTTGGATCTAAACTCGTAAAAGAATTAAGTGGTTCATCCGAACTCCAATCTACAACAATAATCTCAGATATTTCTTTAAAATTTAACCAAGAATTCAAAGATACTCGAAGTGCAGAATTACGATTTTTGCAGGCACAAATAATAGAAATACTCATAAGTTATTTTTATAAAATTAAATCAATGCTGTATATATTAGAGAACAATCCAGTCCGAAAGATACAAATCTTTGGTATTCCAATTTGAAAATTCCCCACAAAACCAGTTTAGGGATCATTAGAAGAAGAAAATTTAAATCTTTTTCCAACAAACTGTTCCCTACACCAATTTATATCATCACTTAAAACCATAATTTCTAAATCAGAAAAATATTTAAGTGCTTCTAAATAATAATCAAGTTCCAGTAAAATAAAATTAGGATCAGTTATATAATCTCCCCGTCGAACGTGAAGTGCCACGACTTCTTTTGAAAGAATATGTTTGCGATAGTGAGAACAACTATTGAATATTATATCATAAAATCTAAAATCTTTTCTAAGTTCTTCTTCAATATGAGAAAAATACTTTTCAGTTTGAAAGAATCCGTATAAATCTCCTTCAGAACAAGAAAAAATATTCTCATCAAATTCATATGATGTTTCTTTTATGGTCGGATAAAAAATTTCAGTGCCTTTCTTTGGAATCTGAAAGCATTTATGAAGTGAAGTATCTAATGGTAGGCAATAATCTGTTGAATTATGTGTCGCAATTCCTTTCAAAGCGGCATATTGGAACATCTGATTTCCAAGTCTTCCAAGTGAGCCAAGATTACTAAATGATATCATCACTTATAAAAATAGTATTAATATCATCTTTATAAATTTCGCTATAATTATATTTTTCTATGTGATGCCTGAGATGCTTTACCTTGGTTACAATTTCTAGATTATCTGTGAAGTATGAGTGATTATCAACCAACTCCACAATTAACATCTTTGGTTTCCATTCATTAAGATTAAAAGAATAAAAGACTTCGTGTTCTTTTCCCTCAACATCAACAACCAACAAATCAAAATTATGAGGTACATTATATCTTTTTAAGAAAGTATCCATTCTTAATTGGTAGCAAATACTCTCACTATAATCTGGGTAATTAAACTTTGTTATTCCTAACTCGGCGTGTTCCTTATCAAGACTAGAAAGAATCCCATTACCATAAATTTTTTGAACTCCTTCTTCTGATCCTATTGAAAGATTCGCAACTATTACATTATTTTTTTTATGCCTATCCAAGCACTTGAGATAATTTTCGTGTATTGGTTCAACATAAAATCCTCTCCATCCAGAATCTGCCAAACAAGAGGTGTTTGATACAGATTCCCCATCAAAAGCACCAATCTCAACGAAAGTTCTATGATTAGAAAATAACCCAAAGTAATTTGTGTATATCTTATCTAAATCTTTTATCTGACAAGTTTCTGATAATTTGTACATAATGATTATTTGATATAAAGTGCATCACCCCAAGGACCATCGTACCACCAAAAAGTTTCTACTCTTCTCATATTATAGTTTGATAGGTAATTATCAATCTCCTCAATATAAGCATTTCCTTCATAAACCTCATTACGATTAACTTCGCAATATAAGTAATCAATATTTTCTAGTGTTTTTTCTGCTCCTTTAAGAACCTCCATTTCGTATCCTTGAACATCCAGATTAATGAAATTATAGTTTTTAAATAAAAAATCATCAAGTCTTTTCATTTCTACTGTCTCTTCACCAGAAAAAACTACCTCAGGATGTAAGTCCAAATGAATCTTTGGTTTCAGAACAGAACTACTTTCAAGATTATTACTACTTAAAAACATATTGACATTCTGATTTTTATTTCCCAGAGCAACGCAATGTCCGATAATATTTGCACTTGAATCAGAGACATTATTCTTTAATACCTCAAAGTTATTTTTTAGGGGTTCAAATAAAGCAATATCATCAATTCCAAGATTCACATAATTAGGTACTTCTTCCCCATAATGAGCGCCAATATGAATAACTCCAGATATATTCATATTATATTTTTTAATAAGTCCACTAAGTTCTAAAATCATTTAAAAACAAACTCCTCTACAAATTCATAAATGAGAATTGCCTTGATATTTTAACAATATTCCAGTCCTTATCCCAGACAACGAAACGATGACGATACACACCATCCTTTCTTCCTGCATCACTCTTTGTTAGGTAAGTTTCGTGTGTTAAACAGAACCTGTAGTTATCACCAAGAGGAATAATCTGAGAACCACCACGAAGGTCAATTGTTCCCAAATCTATCCAATCTTTTTTTATAACAGTCTCTGTAGTATTAGTTTCAATATCATACTTCACAATCTCGGTGCCATTCGTCCATTTCACATAGTGATACGGCATATCCAGAATTGGCATCCAGTTCTTGTTACAATACTCTTGGTCTGGTGGGGGAGAAGGAATACGGTGTTGATTAACCTCTTTAACTCCACTTTCGGCAAATTCAATCTCCGAAAGTTCCATACGACCAGTTCCAATCGTATCTAAATCTCTTCTTACTCCTGTCGTGTAAAGTTTATCATTCCAACGAACAATACGGCAATCTTCCAGTCCGACAAATTCCCACAGTTCTTTATCAGGAAACTTTGAAGTATCGATGCGATGATAAGATTTTATAGACATATCATCATTCATCTCGCACATAATATTCCAAGTGCGAAGACGAAGGTCACTCTCTGGATGAATATAAACCAGGGGCCCCCAAGGATGCTCAAACTTTCTCTTCTCCGAATGATAAAGAGTATAGTTAATATTTCTAAGATTTACCAGTAATTTATCACCATCAAGGTATATGGATGGGTTTGTAAGTGCTGGTCCTTTAATTTCGTTTGAAGGTATAATTAAAGGATGAATGCTTCCTTTATTCTGAATTGCAAGTTTTACAAAGTTCAGTTCATCAACTGCCATAAAACAATTATAACGATTTGAATTATTTATTGGTCCTATTATAATCCTTATTTAAAATAAAATCAAGTTTTATACGTTAATAGTGTTTGTGGATGGGAAGAAACGATTTGGTCCCCATATAATTCTTACTGCACCATTGGCACCATTACCTGCAGTTGCGGTTCCTGATGACCCTCCACCGCCGCCGCCATAAAGTCCTCCAGCAGCAGTTCCACCAGCACCAAGAGAACCATCACCACCCCCAGAACCACCAGCTCCAGGCAAAGTTGGTGAGGATCCACCATTACCATTTGCTCCTTGACCTAATAATTCAACTCCACCACCGCCGCCAGCATTTTGGTTATTCCCTGCGGCACCACCAAATCCACCACCAGCAGCGCCACCAGTACCAGTTCCACCATTCTGATTACCACCAACAACCCCAGATCCACCTACGCCACCTGCTCCAGAATAACCACCAGCGCCTGCTCCTGCTCCGGATCCGGCTGTGTCAGCAGGATCACCACCAGCACCTCCATTACCACCACCAGTAGAAAGACCCACTATAGATGCATCAAAAGAAAAAGTTCCTCCACTTGCATTTGTAGCACCAGTAGTATTAGCACTATTTGCACCACCAGTTGCTGTTAATAATACGGTTGCACCTCTGGCAATAGAACTTGTTCCAGCAGATCCAGTTCCAGTACCACCCGCACCACCCGCACCAACTAATACAGTCAATGTTTCACCAGGAGTTACTGGTAAATTTGAAACCCAAGCAAGTGCTCCTCCACCACCACCACCAGTTTCAACGTTTGCTGCTCCATTACCACCACCGCCACCACCACCGACACAAACAGCAGAAATGTAAAAAACATCTGCAGGAACAACAAAACTTTGAGATCCTGTTGTTGTAAATAACTGCTGAGTTGCTGGTTGTCTCTGGAAATAACCTGATTGAACTATTGTCATATTATGTTAAACCAGCGCCAGAGATTACAAAAGTGGGAGTTGTACCACCGACGATACAAAGAATATTACAAATTCCAAATGGACCCAGTGTTCTATTTCCTGTTGCAGTAGTTCCGGCAAAACGAAGAGTTACGTCTGTGTTTTGAGTGATTGTTTGATTACTAGCAGAGTCATTAAAAATAGTAACCGTATCACCAGGAGAAAATACACTTACTGGGACATTTACACCACCAGTTGAAATATCAATATGTTTTCCGGCATCTGATGCAAGTAATGTATAAGTAGCACTTTGAGAATTTTG